TCCTGTTTGCAGAAGGCGAAAGCGCTGGCGAGAAGTTTATTGGTGAGGATGTGTCCTTCTTCCGTAAGGTTAAAGAGGTTGGCATCCCTGTCTATGCGCACACTGGTGCAACAGTTAAACACATGAAGCGATTTGCGTTTGACTCCAACTACTACAACTTGTACTGGGCAGCAGTCCAGCACGCGGAGAAACAAAATGGCGACACAGCAAGCGAGCAATAAGCGTAGAGGTGCAGCATGGGAGATTGACCTAGCAGATTGGTTACTCTCTCAGGGTTTAAACGCACAGCGTTTACCCCGCGCAGGGCGCAACGACATCGGAGATGTTGCTATGCCTACGCCTAATGATATGTATGTCATTGAGGCTAAGGCACCACGCCGAGATGGAAAGATTGACTTAAGTGGATGGCTTCGAGAAGCAGAGGTAGAGGCAGAGAACTATCGCATCGCTAAGAAGTTAGCGGTTGCACCTACCCCACTGGTAATCATCAAGGCATCTAACAAGGGAGTGGGCGAGGCGTATGTAGTGCAAAGGCTTAGTGATGCTCTTGCAAAACTCTAAACATGACATCGGTAAGGTGTTAGAACACTACGGATTTGAAATCCCACATGGCAGAAAAGGCTGGGTCACTGTGCGTTGTGCGTTTCATGGTGATAGAGTTAAGTCTGCGCGTTTAAACATAGATAACGGAGGCTTCCGTTGTTTTGGTTGTGACATGGCTGGAGATGTTTACTCCATTATTATGAAGAAAGAAGGCGTTGGATATGTCGAGGCTAAGCAAATCGCAGAGAGAATTACTGGAGAGAGCAACGGAGAACTACGCGCAAAGCCTAAGCGAAATCCTGCCGTATCTGGAGAGTCGCGGTATAACCGAGGAGACAGCGCGTATGTTCCGCCTCGGCTTCGTGGTGAATCCTGAACCTGGGCATGAACCTTATGTTGGTCGGCTTGCAATCCCATACTTGACACCCACTGGACCTGTTGACCTACGCTTTCGTAGTTTAAACAACGATGGTGGACCCAAGTACATGTCAAGACCTGGCGCATCAACACATATCTACAATGTAAATGCTCTCTCATCTGATGGTGATGTGCTTGCCATCTGTGAGGGTGAGATTGACACCATCATCGCTACGCAAGCAGGCTTCGTTGCCGTTGGTTTGCCTGGTGCTAACAACTGGAAACCTTTTTACTCTCGCGTACTTGCTGATTGGGAGAAGGTGATGTTGTTTTGTGATGGTGATAATGCAGGGCGAGAGATGGCTAAGCAGATTACTAGAGAACTAGAAAATGTATTCCCAGTTTTCATGCCTGATAATTGTGATGTCAACGATGTGTATCTATCCGAAGGAGCCGATGGGCTTCGCAAACGAGCGGGCGTTTAAACAATGGCAAAGAACTCCAGTTTTGATTTGGACTTTGGTTACGGCAGAAAGGGTGAGCAGTTAGTAGAAGAACTACTTACCGAAGGCAGGACTGTAGAGGTAAAGAGAGACCGCAAATGGTGGGTAACTAATAACCTTTACATTGAAGTCGAGTGCTGGTTTATGAAGTCTAAATCATGGGAGCCATCGGGCATCATGGTTACCGAGGCTGCTTACTGGGCGTTCGTGTTGGAGAAGGGCGTACTCATGGTACCTACGAGCCATGTGCTGTACGCAATCAAAGAGTTTGGTCGTGAGATTACTTGCGAGATTCCTCCCAATAAAAGCAAAGGCTATCTGATAACAGTGGATGACCTACTAATGGCGATGAGGAAATTAAAAAATGAGTGACGAGCAAGACCAAGTATGGGAACAGATATACAAGATAGCCCGCATGTCTGCTACTAGAAGCAATCGTATGCACCGCAATCTTGTAAGCGTTGATGATGTGTATCAACACCTATCACTGTGGGCGCTTGAACACTGGCACAAGATAGAGGAGTGGTCACAAGATGACAGCCTCTCGTTTAAACTGCGTAAGACATTTAATAACGAAGCACAGAAGATGATTGCAAAAGAGCGTGCGTATAAATCTAAGTCACCTATGAGTGACACTTTCTACTACACAGTAGAGGTACTACATGAATTACTTGCTGATGTTTGGGGCTACGAAGGGTGGCAATCATCGGGTGATATGGCTGCTGATTATGTTCAAGCAACAAGCAAGCCAAGCGAAGGCAACAACAGACTTGCGTTGCTATCTGATGTCAAGCAAGGTATCGCTCGTTTAAACGAGGCAGACCAGGAACTCCTGAGGAATCGTTACGCTGATGGGGGCATGGAGTTTGATGCGCTCGCTGAGTTATACGAAGCAAGCGAAGAAGCCATACGCAAGCGAGTCAAGCGTGCAATGGTGAAGTTGCAGGATAGATTAGGTGGCGAGCCACCAGTATGGCGTGCTGGTAGAAGGCGCAAGAGTAATGCACAAGCACAAGCAGAATTAAAGGAGAACGAGTAATGGAAAAGAAAATTGGTAAGAAGGTTTGGTTTGCTTATGGTCGCAAGTCTGGGTTTGGTATCGGATTTGATATTAGCCGTTGGTATACAACCATTGACCTCGGCTTTTGGTACATCGGGGTGGAATACTGATGATTATTGGATTGAGTGGATACGCACAAAGCGGTAAAGATACAGTTGCACAGTTGCTCTGTTTAAACTATGGCTATGAACGCATGGCATTTGCTGACCCAATGCGTGAGGCTTTGTATCGTTTAAACCCTAGCATCGTTGTTGATGATACCGACTATTATGATAAGCCGCTGCAGACTTTAGTTGATGAGCAAGGCTGGGATGCAATCAAGCAGAATCCTGATGTGCGTGCGCTATTGCAACGCATGGGTACAGAGGTGGGTCGCGCTATGTTTGGTGATAACTTCTGGGTTCAGTACGCAATGGATAACTTGAAGCAAGAGAAGGTTGTCTTTGCTGATGTGCGCTTTCCTAATGAGGCGAAAGAGATTATCCAATACGGCGGGCAAGTGTGGCGTGTGAATCGCAAGGGTCACAACCCAGTCAATGACCATCCCTCAGAGCATGCGATGGATAACTTTATGTTTAAACATGTCATCATCAATGAAGGTAGTCTTGATGATTTAGCAGAAGAAGTATTCATGCTTGCTAAACATGTAGGTTTGTCTCGATAAAAGAAGAAACCCCGCGAGGGACTGGAACCTCAAGCGGGGCTTCTTACATCTAACTATAGCAGATAGCGCTGCGTTAGTGGCACGAATAGGTGTGGCTCAAGTAGCGCCCACCCTCTACGCTTACGCTCGATGATGCGCTCGCGTGGTGTCGTGCCACCCCATACCCCATACCTTTCGTGGACTAGCGCCCACTCCAAGCATCGCTGCTTGACTGGACAAGTACCGCACATCCGTTTAAACGGAGCCATATCCTCTGGCTTGAAGTTCTCAATGTCGGGGAAAAACATTTCAGTATCAATGCCCTTGCAGTTTGCACTCTCATAACCTTGTTCACTGTACTCAAGGAGATAGTAAGTTTGGTTATCTGGTGCTGGTCTCCTGCTTAAGATTGCATGATGTACTGGCTCCATTAGTACCACCCGCGAGACAAGTTAGATGCGTATGCCTTGCAGATATTACCGCCGTATTTTCTTTCGATATAGAGCAAGCCAGCATCCACTTGTGCATAGCCATCTGTCGTTGGCTTAACGCCAACCAATGACCATGTGACAGGCATGAACTGTGCAATGCCCATCGCTTTGCTTTGCTTGTTCAATGCCATCGGTCTCCAGTTGGACTCGCGCATCCACAAATCATGCAGGCATGACCACTGTTCAAGGCGGTCTGTCTTAATCAATTCATCAATGGCGTAGCGCTGGTAGTCGTTGGTGTAGTGGGCTACCACTGTGCCAGATACCTCGGACTTGCTGAGGATAGGCAGTGTGCCTGCATCCTTACCACCAACGAGGAAAATCATGGATGTAAGAATCAGTGTCGTGATTAACCACAGTCGCCCGTGAGGTGTGAGTCGTTTAAACATACTCTGCTTCCAGTTTCTTCCTGTCGCCACATACTCTCTTGATAAAGTCGAGGATGTCCTGCGGGATGTCGGTGTCATTTCCTTCTTCATCTGTTACTCCTAAGATAATCGTGTTGCCTACTAGGTTTGGTGTGTTGCCGAACATAAACGAGAGAGCCGATGCGACTGTGTTAATCGTTAGTCCCATCATCAATCCCTCCTCATTGACATACCCCTGACATACAGGTGCGCCATAGAAATCATGCATGCCGATGGGTTCGATGAGTCCTTCGACAGCAGCCTGCATATCAGACAACTGTTTAAACTCTCGCTCCTCGAAAGTTCCATCTGTAAATAACACTACGCCTTTAGGCATTTGCTTTGCTCCCTTGCTGCTAGTTTGCGTGCGAGTTC